GGTGAATAGTTTTTTAATTCATCAGACAATAAAAAAGTCAAGACAAAAATTATATATTAACTATGACGAACCTGAATTTAACATAAACCCAGTATCAACATATTGTGATGCCGATTCCAGTAGAATAAAGTATGCATCGCCATTTTTAACAGATCCAATATTAGAATTTATAAATTCACAAGACAACCTTGTTGATAAAATTTTAGCACTAAATCCAAAACAAATAGGTATTGTAAATCCCAACATAGACATTGCGTTTGATTATGGAAATCAGTTGCATTATTTATTATGTAAAAATTCTATAATAAATGTATTTACTTCAGATAACGATAATACAGCTAGATTTCCAATGGAAACCGATAAAATAATATTTTTCAATGAAAATAATAGACAATACTTAGGATATGGTAATTTAAATTTAAACAATATTTCTTTTGCATCTCTATTATATAGCTTTAATTTAACGGACACTGAAATAAATAATCTTTCAACTAATACTGATGTATCTGTATTATATGACTTGGATGGTGTTAGAACAATACCATATAGCACGAAACCGCAGTATCCGGTAAACCAAATTACTGGATCATATATTGAATACAACCTAGATCAAAATGATTACGATGTACGTACCGTTACCCAGTCAGTAAATGATAATACGATAGATTCTCCATTTAATTTTTCTACCGAAGAATCAATATTTAACGAAAATATCATAATAGATAGAACCCTCCCACTGTGGAATTCTTTTAAAATAACTTTACAAAAAAATATTCATTATAGTGAGTCTGGGAATGATATATCATATACAAACCCAACAACAAATCAATCTATTATTGATGATACATTAAAAAATATTTATTCTTGGAAATCTGCATTAATTGTAATTGAAACAGAAAATCAACAATGGGATTACTCTAGTATTCAAAAGCCAAGATATAAATATGAGTTTTTATTATTGGTTGGATTAAAAACAATCAAATATAAATTGACCGAAAAGATAGAATCTATGTTTTATATTACAATAGGTAATAATTATATTAATAACGATAAATTTTCCAAACAAGATATCTTTTTTATAAAAGCACCATTAAAAAGAATTTTAAACATATATAAACCTGATAAAATACATTTTTTTGATTTAAGTAAATCTGATTATGGAAATATTTGTAAAAATGGTCTTTTATTTGGAATGCAGTCTGATTTACAAACATATATTATAGATTTGATTAATAAAAAAGATAATCAATTTGTTAAAACATCTTCTAAAATAGAAAATTTGTACGAATTATTTGAACAATTATAGGATTTTTTTATGAAAACTGAACTTTTTGAAAAATTAATAAGAAGAATAGTTAGAGAGGAATTAGATTTCTATACTTCAAAGTTAATAAAAGAAATTTCGCAAATTACTTCAAAAAATTTAGTGAGTGAAAGCGGAAAAACAAAAAATAATAGTGAAAAAAATACTACTGTTAGACTCACGTCTGAAAATGCAAGTTTAAAAGAAAGTCTTTCCGGATTTAAGAATGAACTTGATAAAGAATACGGCTTTAATAATGCCTCGATGCAATTCGATGGAATGGAAGTACCCCCAGAATTAGAATCTGTTTTTAATAAAGATTACAGAGATTTTATGAAAAAAGTTAAATAAATAAAATGCCATTTAATTTTAATACATTAGAACAGCCATTTATAACCACAGACCAGAGTGGGTCAATTGAATTTAATACATCAATTGGTATTCTTTTGCCATTTAATACTGAAGGTGGTTCTTTATTTAGACGTTCATATTTTTCGGAAGATCAAGCACGTACTAATCTTTTTAATTTATTGTCCACCCGAAAAGGCGAGCGTTTATATCACATAGATTTCGGTACGGACTTATATAAAGCACTTTTTGAACAAATATCAGATGATGGCGAGTTAGAAGCATTTATAAGATCAACAATTGTAAATGCACTTGAAACATGGACACCATATATGGTATTAAGAGCTATACGAGTATCAAAACCAGCTGATATAGCAGCATCAAATGCAGATCATAGTATAAAAATAGAATTAAGCGTGGCATTTGATGCAACTGCGTCAAATATTAATGTTGTAATATTTATAAATAATCAAGGAATAATTACGGTAACATAATATGGCAGATTTAATACCAAAAAAAGTAAAATATACATCTAGAGATTTTGGTTCGTTGCGAGATGATTTAATATCATTTGCAGAATCATATTTCCCATCGGTGTATAGAGATTTTAATGAAGCATCCCCCGGAATGATGTTTATGGAAATGGCTGCGTATGTGGGTGATGTATTGTCATATTATACAGATGTACAATTTAAAGAATCATTGTTATTGGAAGCGGAAGAAAAAGAAAATATAATATCTATAGCACAAAGTTATGGGTATACCCCTAAATTAACAACCCCCGCTACCGTAACATTAGATTTTTATCAAATTGTCCCAGCGATTGGCAGTGGGATAAACAATAGACCAGATATGCGATATGCTATGATTATAGATACAAATGCAACAGTTGCATCTGGTTTAAATTCAAATGTAAATTTTATAACAAATGAATATGTAGATTTTTCGTATAGCTCAAGCATATCTCCAGTTGGTATATCAGTTTATGAGGTCGATCCAGCCACTAATGAACCTACGTTTTATCTTTTAAAAAAATCAACAATAGCATCTAGTGGAAAAATAAGAACAGCTAGGTTTGAATTTGGAAATGTAATACCATACAACTCAGTAAAATTACAAGACTCAAAAATAATAGAAATAATAGATGCGGTTGACGGGGAAGGTGATACATGGTACAATGTTCCATATTTAGCACAAGATACAATCATTGAATCGGTTAGAAATGTAAAACGAAATGACAAAGACTTATCATTATATAGTAATGAAACTCCATATCTTTTAAAACTAAAAAAAGTTTCAAAGCGATTCACAACTAGGCTTTTAAGCGATAATTCAACATTAATCCAATTTGGACCGGGTACTACTGGAATATCTGATGAACAAATTACACCTGATCCATCTTTATACGGTACAATAATGTCTCCATTTTCCAATGCACTTGGAAATGATTTAGATCCATCTAACTTTTTATATACTAGAAATTACGGCATAGCACCTGCAAATACTACATTAACATTTAGATATAGAGTTGGGGGTGGATTAAATGATAATGTTCCACAAAATTCATTGACAAATATATTATCAAGAACAATAATTTTAAATGAAACAGACTTAGACCCAACACTGGCTTCAATCGTAAGACAATCATTAAGCGTTAATAATCCCGAATCTGCGATTGGAGGTAAAGATGCAGAAACATTAAACGAAATAAAAACAAATGCGTTAGCATATTTTGCAGCTCAAAATAGAGCAGTTACAAAAGAGGATTATATTGCTAGAGTTTATAGCATGCCACCACGATTTGGCAGTATTTCCAAAGCGTATTTGGTGCAAGATGACCAACTAAATATTGACAGTGCAACAGATGATTTAGTCTTAACACAATCAAATTCAAACGCATTAAATTTATATGTTCTCGGATACGATAAAGACCAAAAATTGATAAATACAAACGTGGCTACAAAAACAAACATATTAAATTATTTATCTTCATTTCGACTCTTAACAGATGCGATAAATATAAAAGATGGATTTATAATAAACATCGGTATAAACTTTGAAATAACACCGCAGCCAGAATACAGTGGTTATGAAGTAATAGCAAATTGTATAACGGCACTAAGTGATTATTTTGATATAAAAAAATGGCAAATAAATCAACCTATAGTTGTTAGTGAAGTTTATAACCTATTAGATAGAATAGAAGGAGTTCAAACAGTTGTTAATGTTGAATTTGTAAATCTATACAATTCTTCTGAGGGGTATTCCCCAAATGTATATAACATATCTTATGCAGAGCGCAACGGACTGATATATCCGTCATTGGATCCATCTATATTTGAAATAAAATTTCCACAAAAAGACATCAAGGGGAGAATCCGATAGATGATAAATTTATTTTACCCCATAAAAGATACAACTATATATGAATCAAGTATTGATAAAAATACTGGCGTGGATTCTATATTAGAATTATTACACGAAAAAAAAGCATCAAATATCTATAATTCTAGAATACTATTAAATTTTAATCAATCTGAAATAAATGATTTTATATCAAAATATTCAGTAACCCCTCTAAAATATGAGCTTGTACTTAATGTTGCTAAGATTGAAGAGTCACCAATTGAAGTTACGATTGAGACTCAAGCAATAAGTGGTTCATGGGAAATGGGCACCGGGAATGCCAACAGTAATCCCGTTATAAAAAATGGAACATCTTGGAAATGGAAGGATTACTCTGGCTCACAGGAGTGGGTAACAGATGATACGCCATTAACTTCATATCAATATTCATCTGTAACAGGCGGTGGTACATGGCACGATGATAATAGTTATGTAACAACACAGTCAATCTCTAATACAAAGGGAGATTTGATTTTAAATGTAACAAATATATTTGATGCATATGTAGCTGGAACTATAAATTCAGATGGGATATTGTTGAAATTTGTTTCTTCAAGTGAGGCATCTTCATATCCATATTA